TTTTGTCCTTTCTTGGCCTCGCGGCCTTTCTGTTTTTGGACTCTACCCGCTTACTCCCGTCCGGTACGGCTGCGGGCCGCGCCGCACCTTCTGCTGCATGTGCACGTGCTTCGTCAGCGCGTCCGCCTTCCGGTCCTCGTATTTCGGACCGAAGACGGCCGCCAAACTCTCCCGCCCGGTGCCCAGCGCTGCCAGCCAGGCCGTCCCGTATACCAGCGCCCAGTACACGTCTTCTGTCCCCATCGTCGCGGATGCTGTCGGATACGCGACCTGCTTCTGGTAGCGCATCCGAATCAGCCGGCTCACGCTCGCCGGGTTCACCTTCAGCGTGTCCTCCGACCATTCCCAGTAGGTCAGCCGGTCCGGATTGCTGACCGTCGGCGGATCGAGTTGGTCGACGCGCGTCATCGGCTGCCACTCCTCGCTCGTGTTCAGCCGCTCCCAGATGTCCAGCGGCTCGACCATGTCCGCCGGCAAGCTGCCGATGCTCGTATTCGGCGTGGTGTAGGTCAGCGCCGTGATCGCTTCGCCGAACTGGATCCCGTGCGTGGCGAACTCGTCCTGGATCTCGCCGTGGATCTGCGTTCCTTTTTCGAGTAGCATGGCGTCCGTGTACACGTCGTTGGCGGTGTCGTTCAGCAGGCTCCGCACCGCGTCAAAAGCCTGCGTAAACGTCCTGGTAGCGATGGCGCTCATTTGCCTCCCGGTCTTTTAGACCAAGGCAAAGTCTTGCTCAATGGAGTACTCAGTGGCCACTTTTCGTTGCACTCTTTGCAATATCCAGTGTTTCTCATAGGTCGTCCTTTGCTGCGAAGACGATTAAGAGCAGGGCCAGTGGCAGGAATGTGAAGAATGCCACCGTAAGCGCCACGATGATGATCAGGTCTTTCACTTTGCGATTCCTACTTTCGTGTTACCGGCCCGCCACATCTGGTGCCGCTCAACCAGATTCTTGGTGATGTTGCACTCCTGCGCCGTCTTTAGCCGCGTCCCGGCAATCGTGCGCTCCCGCTTTCTGCCGTCTTGGTAACATACGATTCCTTTGCCATCCTTGCGCGCGTAACACGCCCAGCAGTTAACGGTTAGCGTGAAGGTGAGTAGGAAAGTCATCGGACTTATAGCCTCACAAACCGAGAATCAGGATTCCGGCATAGCCTGCTACGAATAGTTTTTTCACCATGAGTACACCCAGCACTTTCCGTTACCGCCGTTGCCGCCAGCTCCACCCGTTGTGGTTCCTCCGCCGCCTCCGCCGCCACCGCCCCCAGGAACTGCTCCGTTGCCGCCGACGCCGCCTGTACCTCCACTATTGCCGCCTCCGCCGCCACCGCCACCGCCGGCGATCACGGAGCTGCCGGTTGTGCCTGCTCCGCCTGCTCCACCGCCGGCCGTTCCTGCCACACCGTCGGTAGCCGTGTAACTGTTGGATGCTCCACCGGCGCCACCAGCCGCCTGCACATCCGCGGTAGTTACACCGCCACCGCCTCCGCCTGCTCCCGCTCCATAGATGCCGGAGCCGCCAATCAAGCCCACGGTGCCTGCCGCGGGCGTCCCACCCCCACTGGCTCCACCGTATTCCGACGACTTTCCAGCAGTATTGGCAGCTGCTCCAGAGCCTTCGCCTCCCACTCCGGCGGTGGCTGTATTCTTGGCCGGGGCGCCGCCCAGCACGTTGCCGGTACTGCCATTTCCGCCCACTCCCCCCGTGCCTCCACCGCCGCCTCCTGATTTATTGGCGCCGCTGCCTGCGGAGCCAAATCCTCCTCCACCAGCAGTCAGAAATGTTCCAAAGGTTGTATTCGCGCCTGCTGTGCCATTGGATCCTGCGGCGCTGGACCCGCCTGCTCCACCGCCGCCGCCTGCACCGATGGTTACAGTAACCGTGGCTGCCAGGTCAGAAGCCAGAAACTCACGTACAGCCCAAGCTCCGCCGCCGCCGCCAGAACCTCCTTGGCGGGCAGTACCAGCAGCGCCACCCTGGCCGCCTCCTCCACCTGCACCAGCACCCACGCAGACGGCTCTGACATGGGTGGCTGCCGTGGGCTTCGTCCAGGTGTTGGCCCCAGTGGCGGTAAACGTCTGAACGTCAGGCGTCACTGTCACCGTGGTCTTGCCTCCCGCATCGGCCACGGAGACGCTGGCGCCGGTGAAGTTCATGGTCTTGCGTTGCGTGACGCTGGAACCTTCGTCCTGCACCGTCGTGACCGCTACCACCTGAGCGCTGATGTTGGTGGGATCACTGGTGTCCTTCTGCCAAGCGACGTTAGTGCCTTCGCCGGTGGCCGCTGGCGTGGCATTGTCCAGATCGCCTGCCGCTGGATTAGTCAACGCTGCGCCGTTGACCGTAACTACAGTCCCACTGCCTCCAGAACCGCAAGCTGCGCTGGCAGATTCCAATGCCGTTCCTCCGGCGTTTACCTGAACGCACCTTGCGGCCGTCCAGGCACTTTGATTTGTCCCTCCCTGGGCCAAGACGGCCGTTCCTGAGATGTTAGTGAAGGCCGGTTGGGCTTTGCTTATAACTCCGGCCGCTGAGATGGCCGTTAGGAAGTTATTGGCGGCTCCGGCATCGGCTACCACCGTGTTGCTGGCAGCGTCCGGAAGAGTGATGGTCCGTGCTGCGGTAGGCGTCCCAGTCAATCTGAAAGAGCCAGTCCCGTATGTTCCTGAACCGTGTAGATACAAGTCTCTGAACGGCTTGGCCGTGGAGCCGATGTCTTTGCCGGACGCCATGCCCAACAAGCTTCCTCCCATTTCCACGTTCCCGCTAGCTTCGAATAGTCTCCACTGACAGGTTGTTCCTCCGGACTCAGCATTGTTTTGGATGCAGAGATCGGGGGCCGTCCCGGTCCCGAACTTGCGCAGCTCGATGGTTCCCTTGCCGGTGTCGTTCGAGAAGTACATAGCGGAGAAGTTGATGTCATCGAAGGGCGACGCCACACCTTCTGCCACAATGACGTTGGCCGGAGTTACCTGGCTCAACCACTTGCTGGCGCTACTTCTCCACGTCGCCGCCTTGCCTCCGCCGAGTTGCAATCCGGCGTAAGTTGGATCATTCCAGATCAGGTTAGCGTCTCCTCCAAACGCGCCTGCGTTGTTGAACTGCACCTGTGTGTTTGCTCCGCCCGGGGTGCCGCCAGCGAAGCCTGTGATCGTGAAGGTGTTGCTCGAGAAGGTGCAGGCCCCCCCAGAGCAGTTCACCTTGACGAACCCCCCGCAGCGCGTCCCGCCCGCCAGCGGCGATCCGGCATTTTGGAATTGGATGCACAACTCATCATGCTCAGTGAAGTTCCGCACGTAGTCGCCGGTCTTCGAGTCCGCCCGCAGCTCGTGGACAAATGCTAGCGCCACCAGCCCACCCAGCAGCACCAGTAGCCACTTCAGCAGGCCCCGCGTCGGCTGGTCCAGTCCAACTTGGACGCCCTTGATCGGCGTGAGGCTGACTTCCCCGTGCACCCGCAACTGCTCATGCGCCACCCGTACCGGCCCGTGAATGGCGTGGAGCGTCTTGGCGATCACCGGCACCCGCCCCTTCTCGTCCACGCCGTCCACCCGCGCCACTGGGACCGCGCTTCCCGGATGCGTTAGCGCCATGTAGATGGCCAACGCCTCCTGCTCTTCCTCGGTCTTGTCGAAGTGGTTCAGCCGCACCTCTTCCCGGAAGCGCAGATACTCCGCATCGTTGACCTGGTAGCCCTGCAGAAACTGGCTCAGATTGTTCTCTACCAGCATCCGCAACAGCGCGCCTTCTGGTTTTCCAGTCATGGTTCTTCATCCTGCTGGAAAGTCTTGGATCCCCCGGCCGCGGCCAGCTTCACGTAGCCCACCGTTTCGTTCGGCGCGAAGTAATTCCGCCGCCCCGGTACCTCAAACGCGTAACCGGTGCCCTGAATGCGGGTGATCTGCTGATCGGTGCTGGCAGGCTTGGCGATCAGGTAGTTCGTCGTCGGAGCGTCTGGCGGCTCCTCCCGGATCGTGATCCGGCGGCAGTAGCTCTGCGCTTTCACCGCGACAAAAGCCGCGTCCGTCACCGTGAAGGTGTAGGTTTGTCCGCTGACACTGGGCATAAGCTACTTCTGCACGTAGCCCAGGACGCCCTGCGCATCCGGGCTGGTTCCGCCGACGTCGATGCACAGAGCGTCGCTGGCCGCGTTGGTCCGCGCGATCGTGGCCCCGCCGCTGCCGTAAGCATGCGGGCCAATGCCGGCGAACGCCCCTGTGCGCCCCGATAGTCCAGTCGCGCACACTGAGCCAGTGCCGGAGATTAAGCGCCACGTCGCCGTCGCCGCGCCGTTGGTCAGATAGACGCCGCAGACGTACACATGCTGCCCGCCGACTGCGGCCACCAGTTCTGTGTCGGTGGATCCAGCTGTGATCGCCACCATCGACTTGGCTCGCCCACTGGTCTGGCATGGGTCGTCGTCTGCGTTAACTACACTGGAAACGCCTGCCCCCGTCACTCTTAGACCAGAAAGCTGATATTCTGCGACTGTTCCAGTTCCTGGATAGAGAGCATTGAGAGCCATGGACAGCAGCAGCCCTTGGTTCTGTACCAATGGGACAGAAAGTGGAGAACCTCCAGGAACTCCCATAGTTAGATCGTTTACGTTACCAGCGGCTGTTCTGCCTGCAACATATACCGGGTTTCCTACGGAAGCTGCACCATGCGCGGCAGTGCCCTGAACTTGCTGTGCGCCGGTTCCAGTTCCCGTTCCCGTCACGCTGCTAAGCGCCGTACCCCACGGCGCAAAGCAGCTCGTCAACACAATGGTCGGCGATGTCCCGCCCGACAGTGTGGCCACGTTGACGAACCATTTCCGGTACGACCCCGCCGCCGTCCCCAGGTCCGCCCCGCTGGTGTTCGTCACCGCGGCAATCTTGCCGAAGGGTGTCTGGGTCGCGGCTACCGCGTTGCCCGCCTCAATCGCCACCGACACGCCGGTCGGCGATCCCGTCGTGCGGTAGCTTCCTGTGTACGACATCGGTGCGCTGCCCGTCTCCGCAATCTGGGTGCGGCCGGTCGCCTTGATAGTGGTCTCTGTGCAGCCGCCTTCGCGCGGCGGTGTGTAGAACTGCGCGTATGCCACGACCGTGCAGGTCAGCCAAGCCAACAGCAACTGTTTCATCGCTTCTTCCCTCCTCCAGCGGCGGCCATCTCCTCCAGCTCCCGGTTGCAGAACCGGCAGACCTTCGCCGCCGCTTTGATCGTCTCCGCGCAGAACGGGCACGCCTTCATCTCCTCGTCCGCTGGCGCCGCGTCCGCGGCTGTCAACACGTCCGGCAGCTTCCGCCCCAGTTCCTCGGCCACCAGCAGATCCGACAGGTCGTACACGGCCTTGCCCGGCTTCCCGGCCTGGGCCATCTTGTAGCTGCGCACGGCCTGCTCGAAATGCCGCTGCAGGTAAACCTTCCGCCGCTCGCAGGCCATTTCGTACTCCGCCGCCGTCGGCGCCTGGCCGGCGATCGCCACCACGCCCCAGCCGGCCGTCCGTTGCCCCTCGTCCCAGGGATTCCACCGCCGGGCCAGGTCTTGCGCCCGGTGATCCCCTAGAATCTGCCGCTTCTCCCACTTCGGCATGGGCTCGTTGTTGGGCCCGCGTACCACTTCGCTGTTCGAGGGATACGTCTCGAAGCAGTCCGGGATCACGAGCAGGGCGTACGGGGTCCCTTTCTGCAGCGGCTGATCGTCAACCGGTTGACCCTCCACCGGCCACAACCGCTGAAAGCCCATTCTCGGAAAGCTGTACCACCGCGAGTTTTCATGCGGCCCCAGCGGCGGCGGGGCCGTCTCCGGATGCACCGCCATCCCCTCGCGCAGTGGACCGCACCAGATCAATCTGCCTTCTGCCATATCAACCTGCTCCTCTGGCCTTATCGGCCGATAAACTCCAGGGCACAAATGGGTGTGCCGGCATTGCTTCCAGGCACTCTTCCTCGCTCCGCGCCCGCCGCGCGGCCTCTTCCCTGGCCTTCCGCTCTTTAGCCCACGCCAGCTTCACCGCCGCCGGCGTCTCCAGACTTTTCCCATACCGTACGATCGCGTACTCCACCATGCGCGGGGTCATCGGCGCTATGGACCGCTCCCGCGCGTGGTTCCACTGCGGGAAGAACGGCATCGCCTGGTCCACTGAAATCTCCAGCGCTTCGTATCCCCCGCGGTTGTCAATCGGATCCATGCTTCGGAACTTGGTGAACGCGCCCCACTCGTGGGATCCCCGCATCCAACCCTGCTCCTCGTACCACTCCGGTGACATCCAGCGCTCGAGCACGTAGCAGTGCTCCCACCCGAATGGCATCGTGTAGCGCGGGACAAAAACCGTCTCCGGCATCTGCCGCGTGAGATTCCCCTGCGCGTCCCAGAACTGGACCTCGGTCCCGCCGGTGAAGGCGAACCGTGACGGCGCCCACACGAGCCGGAAGTTCGCCATGCCCAGGTAATTCCGCCCGCCGCGCCGGAGGCAGGCCTGTTGGAACTCCGCCGAGGCATATCTCACCAGCTTTTCCGGATGCCGGTGTGATGTCTCCTGCCACGTGTTTTCAGGTGTGAGGAGCCACACGGTCAGCATCCATACAGCAGCATGTTCCTGCGATTGTTCAGGCGGATTTGGGTGTCCTTTGAAAAGGGCAGATATCCCAACAGGAGCAAAGCCGCCCCGTAGACTTCACGGTGAGGCCCGGTCCGTTTCATCCGGTGCAGCACAAAACACACATCGGCTATCCACCAAGATAATCGCCCCAACCGGAGCCGCCAACACAAAGAGGCAACAGCTACCATGAAGTTAGGATGCCCCTCTCCTGCTGTGTAGCGATCACCGTCTTGCAGTTCAATCCACATAATTCCTCCCAAAAAGTAGGGGGCGGTGCTTTCCGCCCCCTGGCGACTCAAACCTCGCTCGCCCTCCCTTCTTTACCCGACGTACCCGGCCGGGACTGTCAGCCCGCTGATGAACACCAACGCGCTCGGATTCACGCAGATCAGTTGCCATTGGTGCGTCAGCGCAAACCACCAGGCCGCGGTGGGGACGCCCGTCGTCGTGCCGTACACCGGAAACAGCGGGCCTTCGCCCACTTCGTCCCCGAAGTAGCCCACGCTGGCCAGCTCCGCCCGCTGGAATGCCCCCTTGGGCAGGAACGCGATCTTGCTCGGATCGGCGTTGTCGTTGCACATGCCCTTTTTACCGGCGAACTTGATGTCGCCGAAGAGCAGGTCCAGATCCTGGTCCCCGCCGCCCTTCGCGATCTCGCTGATCGCGATCCCGAGCTGCTCGTAGGCGTGCTCCTGCGCGCTCGAGTAGTAAGGCACCAGCGTCCGCGCCGCTTCCTTGCCGATGCGCCGCTTCACCGCGTTGATCGCCCGCCGGATGTAGCTCAGCTCGAGACTGGTGGTCCCCGCCGCCACTTCCCGCGCCCGGATGTACTCCAGCGTCCGCGCCAGGCCCTGATAGGTGCCCGAGCTCGAGCTGCTAAAGTGATAGGGCAGGCCGTTGAAGGCCGCGTTGATCATGTTCGCGATGACGATCCGATCGTTCGCGGCCCCGGAGGTGATGGACGCGGTGGTCGTCACCGTTTCCCCTGGATCGTCAATCCCGCCGTCCTGGACAATCGTCCAGGCCGCCGTACCGCGCCGCGTGGTCATGTCCGACGCGTACACGTCGTACTGGTTCCCCGCGCGCAGCAACCGGGCGCCGAACGGATTCGACGCGTGGTTCACGTCGTACGTCGGCGCGCTGGCCGCCGACTGGATAATCGCCAGCACTCCATCGTTTGACGCCTGCAGGAACTTGTCTTCCTGCGCTTTCAGTTCCACCATAGCCGCGGCCATCTCGCCTGCGAGACCCTTCTTCACGGCTACTTCTTCGGTCGCCGTCGACCAGATCGCCTTCGTGTTCAGTTGCCGGTTGTGGGAGATGCCTACTGTCTGCACCGTGAACTCCTTGAACAGCGAGCCAGTGCCGGCGACGAATCCGCCGCCGTTGAAGTCCATTCCCACTGTGACGCCGCCTGGTTGCGCGTCCAAGGTGACCCGGACCGCGCGGTCCGACACCTTGTGCACCTTGGCGGCTTTCTTGAAATAGCTGCTGAGGCTGTCTTCCGCCTCATACAGCCGCGGCGCTTCACCGATGATCAGCTCTTTGAACAGCGGCTGCGCCTGGGAAATATTGAATACGCCCATCGTTGTTTCCCGCCGTAGCGGGCTCCTTGTGCGTTAGCGAGAGACAGCCACTTCCTCCAGATAGCGCTTCATACCTTCGACCGGCCCCAACTCCGCGCGTAGCGCCTTCAGCCGTGCGTCTTTCTGCAGCTCAGTCATCGCCCCGCCTCCGGGAGCGCCCCCGCCCCCGGCCGGCTCCCGCCGCTCGGCCGCTTTGGCTTCCTTCGCGGCCTTCGCTTCGTGCGCCTCGGCGATCTGATGTCCGAACAGTTGCAGCAAACTCCGCACCGTGGTGTCCAGCAAGCCGCCCCGCAGCGCGTCCAGGTGCGCCTGTACTACCGCTTGCACCTGGTCGTCCGCGTAGCCTTTCGCCTTGGCCGCCGATTGGAGGTTCTGCATGCGCAGTATAAACGCTTGGTTGCGCCCCAGCGCGTCATCGAGCCGCTGTTGCAACGTCGCGTCGAACAGCGAGCGCTGCTCCGGAGAGAGAAATGCCACCTTCTCGGTTAGAGGTTTTACCTTGTCCAGGACCGCCTTCCAGGTGCCTTCTCCCACGCGCTGCATGAAAAAGTCGCGTTGCTGGTTCCCCAGCCGCTCCTGCTCCTGCTTCGCTTGGTTCCCGGCCCCCGGCCGCGATCCCGGCCCGCCCGCCGCGGACCCGCCGGTCAGTTCTTGCAGCAGCACCTCGACGGCGTTGACGCCGTTTTCATCCCCGCCGGCCTGGAACTTCCGCGCCAGGTTGCGCAACGTTTCCGTTGTCGTCACCCGCGCGATCTGCCCCCAGCCCTCGGGATTGTCACGTGCGTACTGCGAAGCCCATCCGACCGGATCCGCCTGCCGTAACTCCAGGTCAGCCTGGTGTGCGTTGGCGGATTCGAGTAGCGTTTGCGCATCCTCGGCACTGGGCGCGATTTCCAGGACCTTCTCGACGTCTCCCTTGCGTTTGATCCAGTCGAGTTGTTCCCGGAACCGCGGATCGCGACTCCACGGTTCTTGCGCTTCGGCTTGCTGCTGAGTTGCCTCACCAGGCTGGCCGAGTTCCTGGTCTGGCTTTACGGCCTCCGGAGGCGATGCGGCTGGTGTTCCCGCGCTTGGCGACGGCGCCGCGGCCCCAGCTCCTGCCGCGCTCTCTAACCCCGCACTCGGGTTGACAACTTCGGTTGCCACGATGGTTTGCTCCTTTAATCCCGGCGGTATTACTGCCGGAGATCCTTCTCTTGGTTCATCAGCGGGGGCCATTTCGCATCAAGCACTTTGCCTTCGGTCGGCATGCCCAACCTACTGCCATATAGCGAAACTGCATGACCCCCTTTTGGTGGCTTCCTTATCCCGGCGATATTGCTGCCGGAGATCCTTCCCCGGGCCCCGGACTGCTCGGAGCCCCAAATCCTTGGCCTTGCTCTGGCGCCGGCGCCGGCGGCTGCATTTGCGCCTGCGCCGCCATCCCGTATGCGATCACATTCGCGTAGCCCGCCGGGTTCTGTTCCCGCACCTGCTGCCCGGCGTCGCTGACCGCCCAGGCCCGCACCACTTCCACCACCAGAGCGGGATCGTCCACGAACGGCTCCGGTTGCTGGCTCGGGCCCTCCGGCCCCGATTGCTCTTCGGTTAGTCTTCGGATCGTCCGCAGGATCTTCTGCCGTGCCGCTTGGCCGGGGATAAACAGGTCAGGCTGCCCAAAGATTTCGGCCGCGAACTGCAGATTCTCCGGCAGCGTTGTCCATTGCTGGATCGCAGGGTTCCCGCTCGCCAGCAGCGCCTGCCAGGCCTGCCGCTTCTGCTCGCTCGACCGCGGTGCGCTCTCCGTGGTCTCCGGCTTCGCGAGCAGACGCCCTTCGGTATCCGCGGTCGCCACCTGCCGGACCTCGAAGTCTTGCGGTCCTTTCCCGGCCACTGCGTAGAACACGTCGTCCGTCCGGTTCCGCGCGAATTCCTGCACCAACAGCAGGTCCATCTGGCTCTTGAAGCTCTTCGCTGCCTGGTACGGGATCCCCTGGCGCTGCATGGCCTGGTTCCGCATCAGTTGCTGGCCGCCCAGCGTGCTCACGTTCTCTTGGCTGGCGCCGAACAGCGCCGGCTGCGCCCCGGTCAGGTACTGGGCCATCGCCATGGAGCGTTCTTTCTGCGCCTCGGCCGCCCTGCTTTGCTCCTTCACCTCCGGCTGCCACACCGATTCGCGCAATGCCTTGCCCTGCCGCACCGGTACCGGCTTCCATTCTCCGGGCCGCAGGCGTTGGCTCACCGCGCCTTGATCGAGCGCCCCAGAGTCGTACAGGATCGGCGCAAACGCGCTCGTCTCCATCGCTTCGAAGTTCAGGTTGACCGCCTCGTTGTGCATCTCCTGCTCTTCGATGAAGCTCTCGCCCAGCGCGGGCGTGAACATCCCGTCACCGGGAATGCCGCGGCACAGCCGCACGTGATCCTGCATCGCCTCCGGCGCGGAAGTCAGGTACAGATCCCCGGCCAGCTCGCAGCGGACGCCCTTGGGGAACCGCGCCAGCAGTTCGTCGCGTATCTCCTGGTCCAGCACCCAGAAGGCCTCCGGCCGCAGCCACCACCGCCGGTAGGTCACCAGCTCGGTGGCCGATGTTCCCTGTTTGCCCTCCGCCGCCGGCGACATGACCTGCTGCCGGGCGGTTCTGGCGTAGGTATATTCCCCGCCATAGCCAGCCTGGATCTTCTCGGCCATCTCCGGAAACGCGGCCCGCAGACTCGCCGCGTGGACGTCAATCTCGATCCCCAGATACGGGCACTGCTCGATCTTCTTGGCCCAGTGCGGCACTCGCGTTTCAAGCACGCCGAAGTAATCCGCCACCTCGCGGCCGTTCGGCGTCTCCTTCACTCCTACTTGTTCCGGCAGGTCCATCGTCTGCGGTCCCAGGGGCCGCTGGATATCAATCGCTCCGCCGCACTCCGCGCAAGCGCCCTGCAGCGCCTTGCCGAACGGCGTGACGCTCCCGCATTCCAGACACGGATACCCGGCTTCCTGGACCACTGTAGGTTTCATCTGCACGTCTGGCTTCCGTGTTGTTCCATACCGCTCGGCGTCCCGCAAATGCCTGGCATATCCGACGACCAGGCCGTCGGTGTACAGCAATTTCGCGATCTCGATCCAGTCCCAGAAGGCGTCCGGATTGCAGCTCTCGATGTAGTCAAGAATCGCCCCGCCCTGCCGCGCGTAGGCGACGTCGCCCGGGTCCCGCGGATCCTGCGGCAGGAAGCGTGTCCCTGGAACTCCCGCGCTGGCCAGCGCCGCGATAATGATCAGTCCTGTCGCCTGGTACACGTTCTCGACAAACTCGAAGCGTGGCGCGTCTTCTGGTTTCTGCTCGCCCACCATGCCGGCCGTGGGATTCACCCACTGCCCCTGCGGGTTGAAATGCCCATACTGAATCCCCTTCCAGAACTGCCTGGCTTTGCTGGCCCGCATCACCGCCAGGCGATGCTCGTACTTCTGCTCCCCGGCTAGCTGCTCGATCAGCGACACCAGCGCCCGCTGGACGTCGTCGTCACTGATCTGCGGCCGTGGCACGAGTTGTAAGGCCGACGCGCTCATCTCTTTCGCTTCCTCCACGCGAACGCCGTGCGCTTTTCGGGCGGCGTCTCGGCGATGAACCGCCGGGCCACCGCCGCCGGCACCTTATCGCTCTTCCCATGCGCGGCCAGTTGCATCAGTCGGTACTGCTTCGCGCTACGAGCAGGCACGCCAGGCCTCCAGTTCTTCGCACTCGCGTTTCAGCCGGATCTGATGCCGCGAGAGACGCCGTGCAGGAGCTGCGCCACAGCTCACAGTGGCCGGCGCCTCTTCGCGGCCCTCCTGCGGCTGCGGAGATGCGGAGGTCTCATCTCGACGTTGCAGCCGCAGAATCTTGATCGTGATCGTCCATCCGCAGAGTGCGATTGTCACTGTGCTAAGACGCCTGGCTCGCGTCGCCGGGTATCGGCAATCTCATCGAGGAAGTGGATCGTCCATAGTTCCTGGAGCGTGAGTTGCACCGGGAGTGGCCAGTCCGGGCGGCTACAGGGCATACGCGGCGCATCGGCCACGTACTCGCGCTCAGGCTTGGCGCCGCCGAAGAGCGCGGCAAAGCCGCGCGGTTCGGCGGGACGCAAGACCAGGCGCGCGGCGGGCGCGCGCGCCAAGATGTCCTCGATGCCCGCCGCGGCTTGCTCCGCGGTGGCGACTTCGTTCCACAGTTTCGTGCGCAGCTCTGATGGTGAGAGGATGGTTGGTTGCAGCTCCCTCGATGCGGTTTTCTGCATGGCTCGCCTCCTAATACTTATCTCCATGTCTGGCTCGCCTTCGGCTGCCTTGCCTCCCACATCTTTCGCGCCACAATCAGCGCGTTGATGTCCGCGGCCGGAGACATCTCCTGGAGCCGCTCCTGCCATTGCGTCTCGCCCGGCTTGAAGCGCTCGGAGAGATAGCTCTTCAGGCCGTAGCGCGCCGAGTCCGCCGGATCATCGCCATCCACCTTGGCCACGTCCTCCACGCGCACCTCGTCCCGCACCAGCGTCGGCAGACACGCGATCAGCGCCGGACAGCTATCTGCGATCAGCCACGCGCCAGCCTCGAGCATCTGATGCATGAGCATCCAGCCGCCAATGCGGTCGTCGTCGGCTTTGGCCGGCAGTGGCAGGCCGGCCTGCGCCACCACCGCGCCAATCTCTTCCGCGATGGTGTGCTCGCTGCGCCGCTGCGCCCAGGCGTCCCAACCGAGGTAGAAAGCTGCGATGTTCTCGTGCTGCGACCTGACCACAACCTCATGTGCCAGTGTCGGCGCGCTCAGATGTTTCGCGACAAACTCCCGATACGTGATCACCGCCCCGCCCGGCGCCCTCGTGTGCCAGTACACCGCGGCGTGGTGCTCGAAGCCCCAGTCCATCGAGATCCACCGCGGCCACCACTCCGGGGCCCCGATCAGTTCTGCCCGGATCACATGCTTTCCCGCATCGAACAAGCTGAAGTATTGCCCGGCGAACACTGACCAGTCGCCCTCCGCGTATGCCCGCCGCATTGTGGGCTCGAGCGTCAGCAGGCCCTCGTAGTAGCTCGGCGACAGGTGCGGATTGTCCGAGGCCTTCGCCGGCACGTAGGCAAACTCCTCTTCGTGCCCGGCCAGCTCAGTCGGTAGCTGGCGGTCGAGCCAGAGCGCTTTGACCCAGGCGTGTCCGATGCCCCCCGGGTTGCTGCCGGCCGCGAAGGGGAACACAAACTCCTGCGGGAAGCCCACCCACCGCAGCCGCTTTCTCAACTCATCGAAGACTTTCTTTGGGTTCTTGGTCAGCTCGTCCACGCCGATCGCCGCGAACTCCACCGAGTCGTACTTGGCGGGGTCGTCGAGATTCCGCAACAAGATCATCCCGCCGCCCAGGTCTGCCGGCAGCTTGAAGCGCAGTCCTTCTGTTTTCGTTGCTTTCAAGTTTCCTAGCCAGCTAGGAAACTCGCTTTCGACTTTGGCGAGCTGCCTGTCTTTGAGACTGGGGTAATCTTCGCAGAACAGCCCGACCGCTACATTGCGCAAGCCGTACCGCTGGTACGCTGCAATGAGGAACACTACCAGCCACCACCGCAGGATGTAGCTCTTGCCTCCGCCGGCTGCCCCGCCGTACAGCACGTATCTGTAGCGCTTCATGTGGTCCAGGAACACCCGCTGCTTCGGGCTGGGATTCACCAGCTCGCTCATCCTGATCTGCGTCGTCACAGGTCTGGCACAATCGTGATGCGACCAATAACTTCGACCGGCTCGCGGGCGATCCGGCCCTTGGCCCGCAACGCCAGCTCGAGATACTGCCGGCGCTGCCCCAGGTCCGCTCGCTTACCGTCCTGCGCATCTACACCCTCGCGCAGCCGCTGCACCAGCAGCGGGTCCGGACACGCGCGGTCCAACAAGTCAGCGAAGGCCGCTTGCACCCGCGGACACCGGGCTACCTCGCCTTGCAGCGCGGTCGCCTCAGTGTAACCCGCTGCGCGCGCCGCCGCGACGTCGCCCAGTCCGCGGACCTTCAGCGCCACGAACTTTGTCTGTCGCGCCGTAAGACCGATGTTTTTCCGATGCGCCATAAAAAGCAAAAGGCCCGGAGAAAGTTCCGGGCCTCGCGTAGTTACCGACTCTCGCAAACCCTAAGCGATCCGCCTGGCCCTTGTCAAGCGTTTTCTTCAACTTGTGTTTTGCGCGCTTTTTCGCGACCCTTGCCTGTTCGCTTACTCTTCTCGTACACCTTCAGTCAATTCGCTTTTCTTTCTTTTCGACCCTTCGCATCCCCTTGAAAACAAGGCAAACGTAGTTCTTGACACCTCTACAGCAGCTGTGTTATTCTTGTACTCATGATAACGAAAACAGAACAACTAAAACGAAACGGGTACTACGTCGCGTCGACGTGCGCCACGCTCGCTGACGCGAAGCGGGAGGCGGCCGAAATCGAAAGGTCGGCCGAAGGCCACTGGGTCAGAGTCGAGCGCACCGGCGCCGCCGCCGGGAGCGTGTGGGAGCTTTGGGTCGAAACCGACGACGCCCGCGACGCCCGCTAACCCGCGCTCTTGACCGCGACATGGGTGGATGCGACTGCCACTGCCACACCCCCCCTCGTGGTCCCCGCGCCGGCGGTCCCCGGCCTAGCCCGCTCCAGCGAGCGGCCCCAATGGAGGAGGAAGAACATGAACAGCAAAACGCAAGCAATCAGTTTCGTCAAGGCCGCCGCCGGTACTGCGCTTGGCCGCCAAGCGATGGACGAGCTTTTCGGCCGGACGGGTCGCAGGATCATCCTCGCCAACCCGGAAGGCGGACCAGTCGAAGAGGTGGCGGCGAGACTGCAAGCCACGCTACACCAGCGCTATCCGCAGCTGTTCTAGCGCGTGAAAGCTCGCGCCTCACTTCCGCCGCCAGTCGGAGCTGGCGCCGGCGGGCTGGGAGGTTACCCCGCGCCGGCGGTTCCCGGCCCTAGCCCGCAGCTTGCTGCGGCCCCAATCGAGGAAAAAGCATGGACGCTATAGTGCATGACTACGTGTGGATCCCGTGTCCCTTTGATCTACGGGATCGCCCCATAACCTACAGTGGGAATGGGCGATGGCGGGAGGTTCGCTGCACGTACGAGCGGCCGGACGGCTCGCAGTACACCCGCGAGTGGGTTCGCGGGTCGGACGGACGGTGGCGCGAATCGTGAGCTCGCGCCTCACTCCTGCCGGCCACTCGTTGTCCCGCGCCGGCGGTCCCCGGCCTAGCCCGCTCCAGCGAGCGGCCACGCTATTGACACCTATCCGCACACTGAGCCCGTCAATCCGTTCGCGGAAGCGTCGCCACTCGAACTAGCAATACTACTCACAGAGCTGCAGGCCGCCGATGGTCGCGGCGGCGAAAGTACGCAGTCTCAGATCGCGGCGTGCCGTGAGGCGATCCGCCTCCGATGCTGGGTGCAGAACTGGGCACGGAGGCACTAATGGCATCCGCGACCCGCGAAGCCAGGATCATTGACGCTGTACCCTGCCCGCGCTGCGGCGCTCGGGCCGGCGAGTACTGCCGCAATCCGGTCCCGCACCAGGCCGCACGCGGCCCGCAGGACCGGCGGGCGCAACCGGCCCGCTGCCACACTGACCGCCGCGCGGCTTGGCAGCACTGGAGGTAGTCATCATGACCTGCCCGCACTGCCATCGCCCCATCACCCGCCGCGCGGTCCTCGCCGAGGCCGGGCGCATCAACGCCGGCCGGCGCAAAAAAAAAGCAGGCGCGGCTAAAGTCCTCCGCGCCTGCCCGCGTTGCGACCAACCTTTCGGCGCCCGCGAATTACGCGCTCACTTGCCCCGGTGCTTGGTCCGCGCCGGCTGAGCCTCCGGCAGCTTCACCCCCCACCGCTTCGCTCCCGCCTGCAGCTCTTTCACGTCGGCGTCTTCGTAGGTCAGCGTCACCACCCACTTCGCCAGGTTCGCGTTGGTGATCTTCTCCGGCCTCGGAACTCTCAAATAGCCGCTTACCTTCCACAGCAGCAGCTTCCAGTCCGCCAGCGTCACTGTCCCTTTCGCCTGTTTGCAGAGCGCCTGGTATAGCGCCTCACTCTGCTCATTCTCCTCCCGGCGCCTCTTCGCTTCCTTCGCCAGCCTCTGCCGGTCGGGATCCGCCTTGGCTTTCTCTTTGGGCGCGATCCACACTTGCTTCCCCGCCTCAACGGCGATTCCTTCACCATCGTCACCGGAATCTCCTGATACCCGGTTACCACCCCCGCTTTTCGCTTCCATGTCCTCATCTCCTTTTCTCAGATTCCCACGGCTCGCGGAAATACCGCGCCGTGGGGTACAGCCCCTCGCGCACCAACGCCGCTCCTACCTGCGCTTCCACTCGCAACGTCAAGCCCACGTACCCCCTCCACCCCATCTGCAGCCTCCGCCGCACTTCCGCCACCTCGCGGCCTTGCTCGTATCGCAGCTCGAAGAGCTGGCCGGCTAATGTCTCCCCCCGCAGCGCGGCCCGTCCCACCAGGGCAAAATCCGCCACGTAGTCGAGCACCCGCGGCAGCTTCTCCGGACGCCATAACCTCCGGCCGCTGCCGTTCTCGCTCGGGTCCACCCCCGCGATCCGTCCCGCCGCAATCGCCCGGCACTCTCTCTGACACGCCCAGCACGCCTGGAACACCGCGCGCGCTTCGCTCACGCCGAGGCCTCCGCTCCGAACGGCAAGCCCGCCGGCTGCGCCAGCCACCGGTTGTATTTCCTCGCCGGACCGCGCGCGAAGCGCCGCGGCCATACCTTTTCCGCCGCCGCCGACACTCGCCACACCTGCAAACAGCGCACCAAGCAGTTGTCGCCCACCCGCACCAGCCAGGCCCGCTCCGGACGCATCCGCGCCCCACTGGCCATCCAGGTGGTCGAAAACCACACCACCTGTTCCCGCGCAATCGCGGCCGCGTTCTGAAAGAGCGCGTTCTTCATTTGCGCATTGAGCCGAATGTACGGCGGGTCCAGTATCACCACATCAAACGTCCCGGTGTCGAAAGGAGGCAGCCATGCGTCCCCCATCACATCCGGACTCGTGATCGGATCGATATCCAACCGCGTCCCCCACCGCGCCAAGCCCCCAAACAGGTGCAGGCAACTACGGGCCCCCACCATTTCCCGCAGTAACCGGTCCACCTCGCGCGGGAAACTCCAGCCGTTGCCCCGCCGGTTCGCGCACCACAACACCTCCGGCCGCAACGCCTGCTTCATCCCAGCAACCTCTCCGCGAACTTGCGCGTCGCCTCCGGCCACAAGCGCTCCTGCCGCGCTATGGCGTACGCCACCAACTCCAGGTGATCCTCCACCACCAGCACCACGTGCCCGAGGCTCCTCAGCCGGGCATGATGCGCCTCCTGTTCCAGCGTCTTCTTGCCACCCGGACGCTTGCACTCGATCCACCAAGTCACTCCGCCCGGCACCGCGACCACCAGGTCCACCGTCCCCTTCCCCGCCCGGTTGCCGGCAATCGCCCCGGCCAGCGCGTCCCACTTCTGCGAGCGGTTCTCGATCACCTCGGCGCCGGCGGCCCGCAGCAGGTCTACCACCCGCCGCTGGATGTCCCGCTCCGTCTGAATCACTGGCCGCCGCCTTTTCATTTCTGCCTGCGGAACTGCGCAGCCTGCGGACAGCTCGCCCAATGCGGCTTCAGCATCCCCGCATCGAGCGGAAGTGAGATTGTGGGCATGCTCTTCCGCTTCGGCGTCCGCCACCACTCGATCTCCGCCCCGCATCCGCGGCTCGGTCTTCGGAAACGGCATCAGACCTCCAGGCTCAGGCTTACCTGCTGCGCGACCTGCCGGCAAGCGCATGGCTTCACCTCGTTCTTTGCCTCCGCCGCCACCCACCCGGTCCCCTGGCAAATCTTGCATACCAGCGCTTCCGGACACCGCCGCGCCGGCGCCCGCTGCAGCGATGCCCGGATCTCCGCTACCGTCGGCAGAAACCGGCACTCTTGCAGCGCCTGGTGGCAAGCCCTATCCAGTTCTTTTGCCGTCAAATCCGCCAGCCCCAAGGCATAGACGTTCGCGTCCCCCTCGGTCCAGAGGGCGCCGCGATAGTGGTGCGCAAACACGTCCAGCCAGTTGGCCAGCAGCACCCGCCACTCTCTACTTTTGGCCGACCCAATCTTGTAAAACTTCGTGACTTCGCTCCGCGTCCACTGCTCTTTTGTTTCCATGCTTCACCTCTTCTTCCAAGGGGCCGTTCTTGAACTGGTCAAAGTGATCGCAGAAATATCCGAGCCCCAGGCCCTGCTTCACCGTGAATACCTCCGTGGACGCCACGTAATGCTCCCAGCGGCGGGTGAACTCCTCCACCGTCAGATCCCGCTTGCGCCCCACCAAGTCCATCAACTTGGCCACGTCCCGATGCGTCCATGACGGCTCCTGGCGCTCCCGCGTCAGGTAGCTTTCTCGCGCCGCCTCCAGCATTTCGGCCCATGGCTCCTCGCCAGTCACGGCGTGGTCGGCTACCCCCTGCCCTTCCCCTTCCCCTGCCTTAACCAAAGCCAAAGCCAAAGCCGTACTAGGGGTTACCTTAGTGCTTCCCTTAGGCTCTACCTTGGGCCCCCCTTGGGTGAGCCTACTACTCCACCTTGGGTTCCCCTTGGGTTCTGGCGGCAATCCCCGCTCCGCCAAGTAAGCATCCACGTCCGGCCAGGGAACCGGCACCCGGTAATTCCGCTCTTCGTCGCGCCAGCTCGGGGGTGGTAGGCGGCCTCCCTTTTCGCTCCCAGTCCAGTAGCCGTACCGCTTCCCAGAACTTTCCCAAATGAACAGCAGCCCAACTTCCGCGAACGCCACCAGGACCGCCTCCAGCTTCCTCAGGCTTAGCTTGGGCAGTATGGGCGCCACCCGCCCATGGATCACCCTCCCATTCATCTCGAACACTCCATAGGCGTCCGCCAGCGGGTGCAACCAGGTGTAGAGAGGCCGCATCCATTCCGGACACTTCGCCAGCCGGTCGCTCGACCAGATCGCTTCATCCATGATGCGTTTCGGCATTTATTCCCTTCCTCGTCCCGCTTCAGCTTGAAGCGCTTCAGCTCCGCCCCGGCCAGGATCAAGTGCGGCTTCACCTCCTCTGGATACAGCCGGGTCTCCACGTTCACGCCCTCTTCCGCCAGGTCCACGTCGGAACGGGTCACCGAGCGATCCCGCTGCATAGCCCCAAGCGCGATCACCAGCCCCGGCGGCAGCGTCGGGCCCACAACATCCGCCAGCACGGTGAACTCCAGAACAGCCCGCCGCCGTTGCTGCGCGTCCATCTTGAGTTTGGCCAGGACAAACAACACCGCCGTGACGGTTTCCAGAAACGCTCCCAAATACATAAACCCTCCCTTACAACGGAATGTCGTCTTCCGTGATGTCCAACGCCGGCTCCGGCTCCGGCCCCGCCGCCGTTACCGGAGGCTCCGGCGCATTTACGTTAAGCCCCGCAAAATCGAAGTCATGCTCCAGTTGCCGGTTCACCTGGGCAATCCAGTTCAACTGCTTCGGCTTGTCAAACTCCAGGATCCGCGCCAGAGACGGGAACCCGCCGCGTTTCAGGCTCACGTATTGCTTCAGCAGCTTGTCGCCGCTCATCTCCGGCCACTGCTCCCCGATGTACTCGTAGTAGGCCAGGAAGGTCCGCAGACACGGGATCATCTGCGCCCGGTCCACCGGCGCTTTGGCCGGCGGCGCCGGTTTGCTCTCCGCCTTCTTGCCATTCGCCGCAAACTCCGGCAGGTCCTCGATATCCTGGGTGAAGATGTCGCTCGCCGCGGTGGCCACCAGTGTGGCCGCCACCAACGCCCGTTTCTGGGCCATCTTCAAAATCGTGTTGTGCTGGTCCCAAATGTCGGGATTGGGGATCTCCCCCACGGCCTGCCCCTCAATGCCCGCGTCTCCATCCAGGTACTTCGCTCCGCAGCCGCCCTTCTTCTTGAAGCATACCCAGCCGCCCCCATACTCTTCCTTACCCTTGATGATCGCCGTGGCCCCACAGGCCGTGCATTTCCGCTGCCCCGACCGCCAGGCATACTTCCGCTCTCGCGAGCTGCACGACCCGATCCCGCTGCCCACCCGCGCGCCGCTCGGGATGTGCAGCAGCCGGCAGCCCACCGTGAAAGCGATAAACTCCTTCTCCTCCACCGCATGCACGATCTCGAACTCCGGTTCCAGGCGGAAGACCAGGCATAATTTCTCCGCGCCGGCCTTGTAGAGGGACGGCTTTTCGCACCCCGGCAGCTTGCCGTAATGCTCCGTATCTTTCATCACCGCGGCCATCACGTCCTGGATCAACCGCACTTGCTTCACCAGGGCCTGCGTGTTCAGCGTCCCGTCCATCATGTCTAGCGCGGGCGCGGGCCTCTCGATCGGAATAATTCCGCTCATGGCCATGACTTTTACCTCCTTACCAGCGTTTTCTTGTCCGTCACCAGCCGCGCTCCCGTGACTTCCTCCCCGCCTTCCAGCGCCAACTTGATGCGCAGCTTGCTCACCCGGCGCTCCGTCACGTATTCCGCGTAGGCCTCCGGCACGCACCGTTCGTCCTCGATCACGACTGACACCGGACAGGCCCGCAGGCTCAGCGTGCTCACCTGCCCTTCCAGCTTCTTCACTCCCAGGCGCTCCATCACCGCTATCACGTAACGCTCCAGCCGTTCCTGTGTTGCCCCCATCACCCGCTTCCGTTCCTGCAACCGCCGGATTTCGGCTTGGGCCAACTCCTGCTGCCCCTCCAGATGGGCCAGAAACTGCGCCATGCGGTCCCGCTTTTCGACCGCGCCGGTCAGCGCTTCCTGAACCCGTAGCTGGATCTCCGCCTCCAGCTCGACCGGTACACCGCCAGCTTCTTGCGTCTCCACCAGCGCCGCGAGGTCGTCTTCCAACTCGTAGAGCGTCATCCCGCCCATCAGTTCAACCCCGCTTTCCTCATCCTTCGAGCGTTCTCCTCGGCGATCTCCTCGGTGATCTGTTGCGCGATCCACCGCTGGCGCACTGTCTCGATCATTTCCTCGGTCGGCAGGCCGGGGCCGTCTACAATCACCGCCAGCGCGATCCCTAACTCTGGCGCAGCCGCAGCTAGGCCCTTCCCGATCACCTGCACCAGCCGCTTCCCGACCTCCTGCATCTCGGCCGGCGTGATACCGTCCCGCCACTCCAGCAAGACCGTGATATAGCCGCGTGACATCACTCCTCCTAGCGAAAGCCCTCAAACAGCTTGAGCTTCTGTTCGAAGTCCAGGCCTGCCCAGAGCGTGTCGAGCAGCTTTGGCGTCAACCTCACCAATGGGAACGGCTCGCCAACCGTGATACTGTTCTGCGCCGGTCTTGCCGCCGCAATATCGCCGCCCCTGACCGCTTTGCGCAGGGTCGCCAGCGATGCGCCAAATCTCTCCGCCACTGCCTTCCGTGGCATCCCTGTTTCGACCAACCTTCGCATCTCCGCGAGATCCTTTTCGCTTCGAGCTATCGGCATATCCCTCTCCTCCTTGATCGCCCGCAAGATCCCCGGACCCATGCCGGCCTCGTCGTTCAGTTCCTCCACGCAAACATGGCAGAGCCCAGAGAATGACCCTGTGGCCACACCGTGCCTGCTGCAAATCTCAGCCATCCTCCCGCTGACCTGCTTCCTCGATGGCTCTCTGCACCAGATCCACCAGCCGCTTGCACTCGATGTCCCACAAATCAGGATGGAGATGCCCTGCCAGGTATCGTTCTCCCTCCAGGAGAAAGCGCCCGATCCCTTCGAGCAGCGTCGTCCGCGCCCGGTCCATCGCCTCGAAGGCCCGGCAACTGCGGTGGTGCAGCTCTCCGTCCGCGCCCCGCGCAAACGGCTCGCTGTCCAGCGGCCGTCCGCATTCCGCGCATAGCGCCGCGGCTAAGTCATCCCGCTTCAGTTCAGACACCATCGCGCACCTCCATCTCCACAGTTTCCGTTTTGTGCTCGTAACGCGTCCAGAAATCCGGCGGCCGGTCCTGATTGAACACTTCGGTTCCCTCGCGGTCCACCAGCGCCCACTTTCCTTGCCCTTTATCGCGGAAGCGAAGATAGACTTGGGCTTTTGACACCGGCAACTCCCACAGCGCCACATCGCCATCGCGCCACAGCCCAGCCGGGAAGGGAGGGACCGGCTGCGCTGGGACCGGCCCCTCCGCCTGAAGTTCTTCCCGGTACTTGGCGCGGCAGGCCTCGCAGATGCCGTGCGTCTCCCCGCCTTCTTCCGGGGCGTAGAGATACCCGCATTCCGCGCACAGCAGCTTCGAGCCGCCATCGTCATGGCGCATGCACCCGCAGCGCGGGCACTTGTAGCCCAGCAGCGCGCCGCAACTCATGCAGAGGCGTTTCACGTGGACATCTCCGGAAAATCGAATTCCACTTCGACCGGCCGATTCAGCAGCCAACGTTGCAGTCGTTCGTCGCAGACATCAAAGGCTTTCCGATTGCCATCCCACCGCTCCGAGAGAATCCGTACCAAAACCTTCAAGATGATCTGCGCCGCACGCACGGAAACCGGGTTCGGCCCAACAAGGAGTTTCGTCCCAATCATGAGATTCGACCCAACCAGGAATTCGCTGTGTTTGCAGAAAACCGCAAAGCCCCCGCGATATAGCCGAATCTCGAGCATTCTCGCGAGCTGCCCGTAATCAAAATCCTCCGGCGGTCTACCCAATTCTGCTTTTACGTTCTTCATCGCTCCACCACCCCCAAACGCCGCTTGGCCTCTTGGATCAACGGCTGGAGCGCTTTTAGCTCTTCCGTCTCGATCACAGACACCGACGCGAAGTGGCCAACTTCTGTCTCCAGATAGTCAATCACCCGATACAGCTCCTGGCTGTAAAGACCTAAATCGCGAAGGAATCGGCTGGCCACCGCGTGCTCGAACGCAATCGGAGAGAGTCTCGCGAATGTCACGGCCGCGCCTCCCGGCAGAACACACAGGACGACTCCTGCCGCACCTGCCTCAGCCAGGCCACCAGGTGGTCGCGTACCCCCACCAGGATTTCCAGGCCCCGCACCCCGATGGGATTCCCTGGCCCTGGACTTTCCATCTCTTCGATCCACACCAGCGCTTCCTGGATCGCTGCGCGCCGTTGCCGGTACCGCTCCTCAGCCACCCTCCGCCGTGTCTCGGCGAGCGATTGAAAGAACCGTCGGTCCTGCTCCATCGCCCGGCGTTCCCTCGCCCGCGGCGATAGCGTCACACCGTCTGGCTGCCCTGTTTTCCACGCGTCGTATCCAGCTAAGGTCGACATAGCGCTACTCCTTCCCTATGAAACCCGGGTATTCCGATCAATCCAGGAATCCAGGTGGTCTTGCCTGACCCGCAGATAACGCCTGCCCACTCGCACGCTCGGAATCTTTCCGTCGGCGATCATGCCGTACACCGTTTCCGGCGTTAGCCCGAGCCGCTCCGCCACCTCGCGAACCTTCAGCAGTTTCACGGCCACCCCCACAGTTCTTGTGCTACCCTTCATACGGTTTCGTACTGTTTCGTGCGTTGTCGTGAGGCTACTGTAGACTAAGTGGTCCGATGTGTCAAGGGGTAACTAAAGATTTTTATGCACCAAAAAAGTGCACCTGTTCCCGAGCGGATTAAGGCCTTAAGAGAGAACATGGCGTGGAGCCAGGACGAAGTCGCTCAACGCTTGGGAGTCAGCCGCAGTGCTGTATCCACCTATGAGAAGGGAACACGTCAGCCCCAACCAAAAATCCTAAAGCGCCTGGAGACGCTGGAACAGAATCCCTCTGCTGCGATCGCACCTGAGGAGCACGCGCTTCGTTCCTATCTAGATAGGAAATTCGAGGCAGTGTTGATCCAGCTTTCCAAGATGGAGGGCACGTTGATGAACCAGCGCCCCTATGGCGTAGTAGAAGGGGCCACGTTGAAGACGCCCAATGAAACGCCCAGCCGCAAACGCAAATCGGGCTGAACGCACCGAGTACGAGCTACTGGAAGCCTGGCGCCGCCTGCCGCCCGATCGCCAACGGGCCACCTTCCAGATGATCGTTTTCGAAGCCGCAGAGCTCGAGCAGGTTTTCCCCTTCCATCAGATCCTGCTCGATCCGGCCGTGCTCCGCGAAGCCCGGTCCCTGGCCAAGGCCGCCGCTTTGCGTCTCACAGATTTCGCCGAGATCGTCAACCCACTGCTCTACGGTTCCTGGTTCGCCCGGTCCCACCGCTGCACTATGGCTAAACTCTCGCGCGTCGAATCCGGCGAAGTCGCCAAAGTCCTGGTCGAAGTGAAGGTGAACGAAGACCTGCGATTTCATCATCAACTGATCGCCCAGGATTTTTCGATCCACATTATCTTTGGCTCGGTAACCGTGGAGCGCGCCGGCTATTCCGATCTGGTGATGGAACGCCGCATCCTGACCATTCCGGCCGAAGGCGGTCCGGTCACCATCTATGCCAGCCCCGGAGCTTGGTTCAAATACGTCTGCCATCCATTGAGCGCCTGGATTTCCGCCAAGGCTGCATGAAGCGCCGCGGCAACCGCGAAGGTTCCATCTACCGTGACCCGCGCGGATTCTGGCGCGCCGCCGCCTTCCTGGGCCACCGCAACGGCCGGCTCTGGCGACGTTATTTCAGCGGCCAGACCCGCGAGGAAGCCGCCCGTAAGCTCTATACGTTCCTCCGCGGCCGCCACTTTGGAACCACCCGCTCCGGAGAAAAAGCGGACAGCACCGTAGAAGCCTATCTCGGCTTCTGGCTCGAACAGGCGGCGACGCGCCTGCGCCCGAAGACCATTTCCAGTTACCGCTTCCTGGCAGAGAAGCACATCATTCCCCTCCTCGGCCCTCGCCCCTTGCAGCGCCTGGAACCTCATCACGTCGCCGATCTGCTCCGCGAGAAGACCGGTTCCGGTCTGTCGCCCCGCACGGTGGCCTATATCCGCGTCGTGTTGCGTGCCGCCCTCCAGGACGCCATGCGCATGGGAACTGTCGACCGCAACGTCGCCGCGCTCGTCCGCCCGCCGCGGGTGCCATCGAGCGAAATGAACCCGCTCACGCCGGAGGAAGTCCAGAAATTCCTGAGTGCTGCGAAACACACCTGCCTGCGGCCGCTCTTCATCCTGGCTCTCGCCACCGGCTTGCGGCAGGGTGAATTGCTCGGGTTGAAGTGGCAGGATCTCGACGCGGTACACCGAACCTTGACCGTGCGCCGTGCGCTTCAGGTTGTGGAAGGGAAGCTGAACTTGGTGGACGTCAAGACGCGCCAATCGCGCCGGCAGATCGCTTTGCCGGCGATCGCCTTGGCGGGCCTGGGCAAGCCCGGCAAACCAAACGATCTCATTTTCACCACCGCCACCGGCAACCCCATCTATCCCCGCAACGTCCTGCGGGCCTTTTACGCTACCCTCGATAACGCCGGGCTACCGCGCCGCAGTTTTCACACTCTCCGCCATTGCTGCGCGACGTTCCTGCTATCGAAAGGGATTCATCCTCGGGTGGTCATGGAGATCTTGGGACACAGTTCGATCCGGGTCACCATGGACGTTTACAGCCACGTCCTGCCGGCGCAGCATCAACAGGCCGCCAAACGGATTGACGGCTTGCTCCGTGCAGCAGGAGTGCAGCAAATGAAACCGGGTAAGATCGGAAAAGACCGTACGGTCTCAAGAGCCGGTTAACTGGGCCTTTGTTTGTAAGTTGCTGGTGGACCTGGTCGGGATCGAACCGACGACCTCCTGACTGCCAGATAAGTCGTCACCTTCGGAACTCACTGAAACTACTAAGCCATCAGGGAACTTGTGCCGCGTCAATTGCAGCAACCATGTTCGACTGCCCGCCACATCGTTCAGAATCCGTCCAGTCGCACGTAGCAGCTTCACTAGCCGCTACACCCGTCCCCGGCTCCTTGCGTTCGCTGGCGGTGCCTTGTGAAGCTTCACACGCCCCAGCCTGCAATCGCTCGAAGGCCTCCTGGAGCCGTCCTCGGTTCGCTGGCCCCTGATTCCGGAGAAATGCCCGCACCGCCCGGCCCAAGGTCGACGCCAACACCTGTTTCGCCAGCCTCGCCCGCTTGGCCTTGATCCGTTCCTTTTTGTCCCGCTCCAGGCACTCCGGATGGAACTTGCGCTTGGCCGGCAGGAGCTTCCCGCACGCCCGGCAGAAGGCGAAGCCCCTCACGAAGGATCGCCCTCCGGGCTGACATGTCCCTTCAGTGTCGTCACCACCAGTTCCACCAGCAGCCGGACGATGGATTCGCTCGCCTCGATACCAGCAGACCGCGCGGCCCCGAGGATGCGCAGCACCGCCTCCTCGCGTTTGACCGCTGTGCCCAGGTTCGTCACGCTCAACTGGCTCACCACCAGCACGGCGATCTGGCCAAGTTCGCTCTTCAGCAGCCCCAGCGCCGCTTCGCCAAATTGCTTGGCCGCCTCCGACCCGAACAGCTTTACGAAGATGTCGCTGACCGCCACCGCCACTTTCTTCACCGCGGTCCCCACCTTTTTGAAAAACCCGAGAATGCTCATGCCGGTCACCTCACGTTAACTTTTGGAATCCCCAGCGCCGCCGGATGGGTGGCTCACCGCACGTTCACCTTCACCAGCCCCAACAGCCACTTCAGGACCATCTTCAGCCGGCCCTCCGCCTTGCGCAGCGGTGCCAACGCGATCTTGATCGACTCGCTTCCCTCAGCCAGGTTGCTGGTGGCCTTGGCCGTCCCCTCGAATGTCGCGGCCAGCGGACGCCGCAATTCTTCCAGAGCCTCGATCTGGACGCCCGCCGCCGCCAGTACCGCGCGGCTTTCCGCCGCCGTCTGCTCGAGCTCCCGGACCGCCGCGGCGGCAAGTGCGTGGCTATCCTTGCCAACCTGGCCCGTAGCCTCCCCCGCCACAGAGATCGTCTTAGTTGTTTCCCTCAGCGTCCTCTGCGCCTCTGCCGCGAGCACCTCCATGCGCTCGTCCGTCGCCTGCACTAGGCGGGCAAAGTCGCGCGTGGCAATGAACAGCGCCTTCCCGGTGGCTTTGTAGTACGACCGCTGCTCCCGGGCCGCCCCACGCAACTCCCTTACGGTTGCCTCCAACTCGGTCAGGACCGGATCGATGCGGTCCACCCACAAAGCCACCTTCACCGCTGTCACACAGAGCGCGCCCAGAAAGATCGACAGCAGAGCCTCGCGCAGAACTCTCACCCCATCACCTTGACCACGCCATTCCAGCCGGTGACCAGCTCGTCCTTGAATCCCATCAGGCCGCGGGCGTCAAAACACTCCAGCCGGTTGAACTGCCCGTGATAAGCGTCCGGCCCCCATTCTTCCCATACCTCGCTCACCGTCAGGCGCCCGAACAGGTACGACCAGCGCACCAGGTACTTCCAGGTTCCACCGTTCACCACCATGGTCCCGGCCGCGTCCCACAGGCTCCAAGTCCCCTCGCTCAAATATTCCCCCTCATCGCCCTCGGTCCAGCACTTCTCCGGGAGATACCGCGCGGGCGGACCGGCATAATCCTGGCGCCAGATTTCCCGCCAGCCCCAGGGATGGCCCTTCGGATCGGCGACCTCGAAGGTCCGCTCGCTCACCGGGCAGTAGTCTCCTGCGATCAGGCTCAGCACACTCATGGTCACCAGATCATGGCTAGGATTATGGGGATCCGGGCTCTGGCAGAACTTCAGGAACCACGGGGCCGCCGCGCTGTCCCAGATCCTGGCCACGTGGCCGCCGCCATCCTCGCGGGCCGCATCATAAGGACCGCGGTCCAGGCGCGCCAGCAGCAAGTCTTTGGTGGTCATGGGATGCGCGCCGGCGCCGGGGAGGGTATCTCAGCGAACACCGCCTGCCCAGGTCCAACGGTCGCGAACAGCAGCCGCTCTTCGCATACCTGCGCCGGCAGGCTGATAGGTCCGTCGAGCAAGGCGCGGGCGATCGGCGCGAAGTCCGGAGCTTTGCCCTGGATCTGCTCTCCCGTAGCCTTGAACCCAATTCCGGCAAGTTGTAGGCCCGCGGCCCATCCCGGGCGCGCCTGTATTACCTCGGTGTTCAGCAGAAGCGACGCGGCCAGCGTCCCCCACTGCGCCAAGTCAAGCGCCACGGCCAGCGGATGCCGCGCCTGCACGCCGGCGAAGATGAACGCAGCCGCCGCCGGGCCTACCGTAGCGATCTTGGCCCTTTGCGCCGCCTGATAGACCGCGCCGGCATGGATGGCCCGCGCCTCGGCGTTGAAGTTACACACCGAGACTTCGTAAATCTCGAAGCCCTTCAGCGACCGCACCCCGCCGGCAATCTTCTTGGCCACCACCGCGCTCTGCGGCGTGAAGGATACCTGGACTTGGCTGACCGCCGCGGCGGGCGCTATCAGAATCATGCCGGCCACAATCACGGTTTTCGCCGGGGTTCCCCATGGCGCCGCCCCGTTCCCCCGCCGCTCCTCACCCTGCCACGGGTTCGGCGACTGCTTCAGGTAGGCCGCGGCGAACTTGATCCCGGTCAAGAGGCCCAGCACCGAGACGGTTAGCAGCGTCTTCCGCAGGCCGCTCGAGAGGTTAAACGTTTCCGGAGCAATCAGGATCAGGGCTATACCGCTGTCTACCGCTCCGGCAAAACCGCCGACGAAGGCGGCAGTCAGGCCATGCACCCACATTCTCATTTCTTTTCTCCTTGGCAGAGCAGCGGCTCTGCCCGACAGATCTCGGCCACATGCAGATTGTTGCGGATCGCGTACAAGGTTCTCCCAGGGGCTATGTCTTCCACGTCTTTGAATGAACGGGTTGCTGGCCAAGTCACTGCTGCCCAAACAATGCCTTGCATAAAGCACTGTGCTAAGGCACTAAGCCAAGGCCCAAAGATATTCCCTTGCCGATCCTTGAGACGCCACTGGCTACGCTTGACAGAAACCTTAAAACCCCAGGACTTAGCCCAATCGATCAAGTGAAGTTCACGATCAATCATCTTGCTCATCTTCAAGCTCCTGAAACTCTGACCACTCTTCTACGATGATTCCCGCTCAGCTTGTCCCCCAAGCCTCAGCATTCGGAACCGGGGCTGAGTTTCTCGCCGCTGGCAATATCTGGATCCGCACCTGCTCGCCACGCTCCAGCGTCTCATCCAGCTTGGCAAACAACCCCTGGAAGGCCAATCGGCTTTCGGCGATGGCGCTGGCCACCACCGAGAAGCTACCGATGGCCGCCAAAATGTACACCGCCCACATTGCAAGGTTTGGCTCGGTCATGCCGTGGCCCTCCTCAGCCAGCCCAACAGAAACCGCTTCTGATCCGGCTTGCGGACCACAATCGAACAGTAATGCAGCGCCGCCTGCGCCCGCATCTCCGCCAGCACCTGGCCGCTGTCTTTGTCGTTCACCGCGTGGATCGTCTGCGAGCCGAGCACCCCGTCCGCTTCCACGCCGGCCGCGGTCTGGAGAATCCGGTGCGCCACCGCGGCGCCCATATTCACTGCCAGGTCAAACACCTTGGTGGCAATCGCCTGGATGATGATCCGCTCATACTCCGGACTCCAGAAATGCCGGCGGTAGATGTCCGTTGCTTCCTCGGCCGTCAGTTCGCGCACGTCTTTCGAGATCCCCTGGGCTTGCAGGAACCGGCTGCTGATGCCGAAGTTCGTGGCCCCGCCGGCGTCGTGCGGATCCTTTACGAATCCGCCCTCGTGCTCGAGCACCGCGCCGATGGCGTCCTCGAACCGGCTCATGAGGGATCCTTACGGGCCAACACTGAGTGCAGGGCGTTGCTTACCTCGTGCACGCGATCACGGAAGCGTCCCAGTTCGTCCCGGAACCGCAGCATCTCTCTTTCGTTGCTCTCCATCTGCTGATCAATCCGCCCTTTAAACTCTGCAAACTCCTTGACTAAGGCCTGTACGTAGGCTTCCAGATTACTGTTGGCATGGCTCGGTGGCTGCGCCCCATCCTTGCCATTGCGTTTTTTCATAGCTGCAAGCCCAAGCTGGACTACGGCGGTCACCAACACCGCAATGACAGCAGATGTGACTTCTGGATTCACTCTCCTCCCCATCAATAAAAATGCCGGGGTTGCCTTCCCTCCCCGGCTGGGCTGGCCGAAACCAGCCCCCTTGACTCACGGCCGCTCCCCTGGTCTTGGCATCGGCGGCAATACCCGGATCGGTGGACGTCGCGCCGGCAACCGCGGTGGCCTCACTTCTGGCAACCCGCGGGCCGCCCGTGCCAGCCGCGGATTCAGGCTTACCCTGGCCGCCAGGGCATTCGTAAGCGCGTCGGTCGCCCCTGCGCCAATCAGCGCCCCCGGCACACCGCCGACTGCATAGCCCAAACCGGCGCCGGCCACCGAATGCGGGCGTTCGAGCACACGCCGCACCAGGGACCGCCCTTGCGTTCCTGTCTCCATCACATTCGAGGTGCCGCTTGGGTTCATCTCGAAGCGGACGACCCGCGCCACCTGCCCCATTTTGTACAGCTCTGCCAGTTGACCCGGCTCGAAAAGCTCCTGCAAAAACCCGTGACTGTACCCGCCCAGCCGGTTCCCCCCGGCGCTCGTCCGGAAGTTGCTCTGTGCGATCCGCTCGATCACTTCGGCGCGCAGCGGCGCCAGATCCACCCCATGCTCTTTCAGCAGCCGGATCCCATGCGGGCTTCCGCCGGCTTCCCCGCGCTGCAATACCTTTTCTGGAACTCGGATCGGATCTGTTTCCTGCATGACCTGGTGCAGTGGCGAGTCGGCGCTATCGAAGTGTTGCTCCAAAAGTTTCCATTTCGCGTTCGCCGCCCGCCACGTCTCCGCGGCCTCCGGGCTCACCCGGAGCGACGCCTGCTCCATGGCCACGTCCAGATCCTTGGCCAGTTCGCTGGCAATGGCATTGACGCGCTTCGGGATATTGCCGCTGAAATCCCGGCTCACCTCCAGGAACATGCTCCGGAGCTGCTGCGCCGTGCGCATCCCGAAAGGCGCAGCCTTGGGCAACGCGATCGCCTGCCGGATCACCTCCGGCAGTTCGGCAACCGGCACCGGCTGGCCATCCACCACGATCGTTTCCGGCGCCCGTTTTCCAAGCCTCGCCCCTTTCTCCAAAATCTCTCCGATAGGCTTGCCGTGCCGCGCCGGTGCAGAACGTAGCACGTCTTTCATCTCCTTCAGCTTCGCCGCCCACTTATGGGCAATCGGCTTTACGTCCACTCGTACTTCGCCGACGCTATCCAGCCAGGCATTGAAGTCCGCATGGGCGTCGGCTTTCAGCTTCTCCATGGCTTTCGCTACCTGGCCTTTCAGGTTCACCCCGGTCGCCTCCGTGCCGCGCGCCGTGGATCGCCCCGCGGCCTGGTTCTTGAACTCCTCCACCACTCCGGCCAGTCTTGCTTGCTGCCCTTCCAGGTGCGTCTGCAGTTTCTCTCCGCCCACGATCGCGCGTTCACCGACCGCCTGAATTCCCTGGAGCGGGCGGCTTTCAGTCGCCTGCCCCGGTAACAGGTCAATGCCTTTGCTTGCGGCGTAGTCGGCAACCTCGCCGCGGCTAAAGCTCGAAGCCGCGGGACCTCCCACCGGGCGTGTCTGCATCCGTTCGGCGCCGCCTCCCAAGCCCCGGATCACCCTGGGAGTGCTTAGCAATCGTGTAGCACTTGCTTCCAGCGTGCTCAGCGGCTGTCTGACAGCCCTGACGGCCCCCACCCCTGCCCGGACCATGGGTCGGGCGATTCTAGGCGCTCCTAGAGCCAAAGCGACGTTTCCAGCCCCTTCGCCTACCGCCCCCGCCACATCGCCTTCTTCCGAGCGGCGGTAAACCTCCCCGGCCAGTGGACCGGCTACCGGGACGGCCGCGGCCACAGAGTGAAACGCGGCTTTCGCGCCTTGGCCTTCACCGGCCGCCGCTCGAGCCCGCCGCGCCATCTCCCGCTGTGGGTCAACCAAGATGCGCTTGAATCCCAGCCCCAACTCACGACCGCCGGGCATCATGCTCAGGCCGGCCACCATCCCGGCTTCTTCGGGATCCCTGGGCGGGCTGAGCACTTCCTTGCCGATATCCCACGGCGCGCGCACCAGCCCGCGCACGGCACGCCCCACACCCTTGGCCCCGCGGCTCAGCGCTCCTTCACCTGGCCCCGGCTCCAGCCAGTTGCGTTTTTCCGTGAGTTCTTCCTCCGCGCCCGCGGCCGGAGAAGAAGACAGGTGGGTAATGACGTCCCCCTTCGAGTAGCCAGCCTTCAGAGCGCCGTCCAGGTCAAAGCCGCGGCTCCGGGCGAGGTGCTGGAGAATGTCGTCTTCCGAGTACCCGGCGCGCCGGGCCGCCTCAACATCAAAGTTTTTCTGCGGCATCTTTTTCTCCGTGGTATCCTGCGCTCATGTTGAGGCGCGCCTGGCTCCTTCTCTCCATTCTGTGGACCTTGGTCTGGGGCGTTGGAATATCACGCATCACCATACCCATAGATGGCAGCCACATCCTTTTGCTGGCGCTTCCTTGGCTCCTCGGGCCGCTTTTGCTCTACTCTTGCCGCTTCATCATTCGCGGCCGCCTGCGCCGCTAACCGTAGCCAAAGGCGCCAGCCTGGAGGGCTAGCGCCGCTCGAAGCTGCTCAGCGGCGGCCGGGCTCCTGGAGCCGCTGGTTCCGTTCCCGTCCGATGCCGGGTCACCCCGCCCTTCTTCAGCAGCTTTTCCAGCAACTTATCGGACTGCGGCGTGATCATACGGGTATCGCTGATCCCCATGCCTTGGCGGTACTGCTCCTGAAGAGCGTCCAGCTTCGACTCCAGCAAGTCGCCGATTTCCGCAATGGAGCCATGGAGCTGTGCGGGTGAGTTGGATGTGTCCAGGTTCTTCAAGCGCTCCTTAATATCGGCTTCGGCGCCGCCGGTTCCTCTCCAAACGCGCACCAGTTCCTGAGCCACCGATTGGCTTACCTGGCGAAAGTTTGCAACTCGCGGATCTCCCGTCTGATGCAGGAGGAAGTTGCCAAGCGTATTGAAGATTTGCGTGTCCCAATTCTTCAGTTCCTCCGACTTCTTGCTGAGCTGCTCCAGGTGTCCGATCGCCGTGTTGAGCGCGTTCACCTGAACGCCCAGGGTTCCGGAGGTAAAGGCCTGTCTCGTCTTGAAGCGGGAGTTGTAGTTGACCGCATCAAAGCTCGGGTCATACTGGTTGACCAAGTTCAAAATCCTCTGCCAGTACGGCGATTTCAGCGCAAAGCCGCTCGGCAGCGCCATCTTGCCTTCCGCAATCTTGCGCACCGTGGCCGACGTGCCGGCATCGAGCGTCTTCAACAGACCTTCATCCCGCGTCCCTGGTTCGACTGCCGGCCGGGTGGATGCCGGTCCTCCAGGCAGCTCCGTCTCTCCACCAGGCTTGCGCAGCTTGGTTCCCGGCGGCATCACGACTAGCGCGGCACTCGGTTGCCCTCGCCGCGGTGCGGTCACCACAACGGCGCCGCCGCCTTCAGTCGGCTGGATACTGGTGGTCGGTGTCTCGGCCACTCGCCCGCCGACTTCTGTGCGACCATCGCTCCACTTCACCACGCGGCGCCCTTCGTCATCCGTGTAGCGGTCCACCACCGTCGGCGTTTTCGCTTCGGGTGGGCGCAAGTCGCGTGTTGCTGCTGCTTCATTCCTCCGGATCTGCGATCTTCGGTAAGGCGCCAGAGCTTCGAGTTCAGCTTCCTTGATCCCCAGCGCCCGCAGATCGTCCAGTTCCTTCTGCCGGCTGCTTTCCCCGGCCGCCCAGCGCCCCAACTCTTCCTGGTATGGCCCCTCGAATGCCCGCGCGTGCTCTCGCGCCGCTCCGCTCATGCCGCCGCCGAGACCACCGAGCGCCGTCGCCGCGTAGCCTAGGACTTTCTGCATCCGCCCTGGCTTGCGCACCTCCCCGGTTTCCGTCTCGTAGGCGCCCGCGCCCTGGTCCGGACGCCGCTGCGGCATCCCCCGGCGCTCTTCCAGCCGCCGGCGCAGCAGATCGCGGAACACTGTGCTGCGCGAGACCTCCGGTTCCGGAGCAGCTTCCGGTTCCGGCAACGGCTCCGGAAGCTCAAACGTCGGATCGAAGATTCCGACGCCTCTACGCCGTCTCGAAAATGCGGTCAATTGTGCCATATCATCACGCTCCTGCCGTATACGCTGCCGGCTGACGCCGCCTCCGCATCGCCGCGTCTTCCCATCCCAGCCCCGCGGGAGCGCCCTGCAACCGCGCGCGGCCGTAATTCCCGCCGCCCAGGTCGTACGCGCTGCTCACGCGCCCCGGCCACCTCCGCCGCATCGAGCTGAAGGCGTTCCAAGCCCGCTCGCCATAGCCTCCCGTTCCTCCGCCTCCCTCGCCGCCGCGGTCCAAGGCTCCGGAGAACGTACTCCAGAACCCCGGCTGCTTGGCCACCGTTGCGGCTCCCCCGCCGGCCGCTTCCTGCCCCTGCCCGGCATATCCGAGCCCTGCGCTGGTTTGCTGTCCGCTGTAGCCCAGCCCGAGTTGCCCACGCTGGCCTTCGAGCGTCAGGTACCGCTGTTGGTCTTGCCCGCTCAGGTTCGTGAAGCCGCCGGTGGCGAACTGCTGCTGGCCCATCCGCGCCGTGCCGATATCCCGCGCCGCTCCGAACCGGTTCTGGGCGATATCCCGCACCTGGCCGATCCGCGCCGAAGCCATATCCCGCGCCCCACGCTCCCGGCTCTCGAGCGCCCGCCCGGCCGCATCCATCCGGGCCCGCGACGTTTCCCGCGCCGCGCCCACGCGGTTTTCAAGACCCATCCCCGTCGCCCGCATCCTGGCGTCGGCGGCTTCCCGCGTGGCCTCAATGTCCCGGCCCTGGATGTCCCGCTCCGCTCCCAGGCGCAGACCCTGGATGTCACCCTCCGCGCCCAGCCGCTGTGAGGCAATCCTTCCGCTGGACTCACGGTCCCGGTCTGAAAGTTGCAACGCCCGGTCCGCCCCTTCCCGGTAGATGCCCAGCTCCGCCTCCAGCGCCGCGCGTGACGCGTCCCGTCCACGATTGCGGCCAATTTCTTCCATCGTCGCGTTTAGGCCCGGCGCGTAGCCCCCGGAGATGGACGCCCTGCGCATCAGCTCGTTCTGCGCCGCTTCGGCCGACGCGCCGATCGGATCCACCGCCAGTGAGCGGATCATGGCCTGGCGTTCCGGAGTCATCTCCACCTGCTCGCGTGTTCCACGTGACACGCTCATGCCTTCGCGCTCGCCGCCGCTCAGGAACCGCCGCTCCCGTTCCTCCGGAGAGAGGAACATCCGCCCGCGCCCTTCCTGGCCGTAGGTCAGCCCAGCGCGTTCCTCCGGCGAGTGGTACAACCCTCGCCAGTCCTCCCCGTAGTAGAGCTGCTGCGCTTCTTCGGGCGTGTAGCCCAGCGCCTGCCAGTTGTTGGCCACGGCTTCCATCTCGGACTTTTCGTCCTCGCGTAGGCCCAGCCCGGTCTGCTCTTCCGGGGTGTATTCCATCCGGCGCGCTTCGTCTTCGCTGAACCCCGGGCGGTTGTAGATATCCTGGTAAGCGCCCAGCGCCTGATCGCGCGTGTCGCGCAGATCGCCATACCCTTCCGTGATGCGCGGATCGAGCCGCCCCATCTCCTCGCCGCGGTAGCCGCTGAGGCGGTCCATCTCCTCCTGCCGGTACCGGGCGTTCCGGGCAAGATCTTCCTGCCGCCAGCGCTCCTGCTGCTTCCGCTGCCGGCTGGCTTCGCGCCCGCCCATGATCCCGCTGAAGAGGCTCGTTCCCAAGCCGATCGCCGGTCCTATCCAGCCCATAATGGCCTCCCGCTTGCTCTACACCCGTTCATGATCGCCACCATCGTTCTGCTGCTCCAACTAACGATCGCACCCGCCGGCGCCAAGAAGCACGCCCAAGAACACAGAAACGAGCGCGTAACCGTATGCGGCACAGTCGCCCGCGTGTTCTATGCCCAGCGTTCCCGCGGCCGCCCTACCTTCCTCGACTTCGAGAATGGGCCGTTCACCGTCCTGATTTGGGACCGCCACCGGTCCAAAGTGGGAAACCTGGCCGAGCATCGCGGCCGCCGCCTCTGCTCCACCGGCCTCATTCACTTGTACCGCGGCCAGCCTCAGATGCAGATCTCCGATCCGGGAAACCTCACGTCCCGATAAGGCCAAAGGCCCGGACCGTCACGAGGAGATGATTCCTCCCTCACCGTACTTTCTCGAGCGAAATCATTCCCGTCGCGTCAAACCGGTACCGTCGGTGAAACGGCCGCTCATCCGGCAACGGGTCCAGGTACTCGAAGAACTCCTCCAGATCGAGACGCCGGCCGTCAGGGCTGGCCTGGAGCACCGTCCAGGCTTGGAACCAACCATGCCCGCCCCCGGCGATCCTGTCAAAGCGCTCCCAGTCCCACCGTGTCTCCCCGGTTTCGGTCCGCAGGGTCTCTCCGGCGGCGATCACCAGTGGGAAGTAGCAAATCCCTAGGCCGCGGTTGTAGGTCTGCTTCCACTTCATCCTGGTCGGTGGCCGGTCCCACGTCTCCTCCGCCAGCGCTGCGATGCAGCCTTCCAACTTCAGGAAGGTCGAATGCGTCTCGATGGTCCCGCCAGGCGCGTAAGCCACGCGCGCAATCAGGATGGGCATGATGCTATCGAAGATCCGAGCCAGCCCGAGATCCCGCCCCGGCGTAGCGAACATCATCGCCGCCACATCTATGGGAGCGGTCGCGCTGGGCGGCGGCGGTGAAACCAACTTCGGTCGTGCGCAGCCGGCCAAGAGCAGCGCCACCGCCAGTGTGATGATTCGCATCAGACGATACCTGTAATGATCCCCTTGGTCACCGTGACGGTCTTCGGCGTGCCATCCCCGGAGAGGAACGTTCCGTCCACTCCAGCCGTGGCGCCGACCGCGAAGCTCGATCCCTGGACCTTCCCGGCGGCGACGATTTCGCCGCCCCCCGCGCCGTTATCGGCGTACAGATTGTCTGCCCCCAGATCGTTCTCAACGTTCCAGCTTCCCACCAACTGCTGGATGCCAGACGCGACCTGGATCAACAAAGCGCCCGCGATCCGGAAGCCCTTCCCGGTGGGCGCTTCCACGTGCCCGCCCGGCGCGAACAGGTTGCCGCTCGCATCAATCACCGTGGTGGTGCCCTTCTGCAGGAAATCTCCGGACGCAGCCAGCAGCTTCACCAAGCCCACAGCGCTGAGCGTCCCGGTGAACCGCATGGGCCCGGTGATCACCGCCTGAAAACTGGCGTCTATGGCCTCGTTCACCGCCAGCTTGAGCATCCGCACGTGGTCATCAAACGTAGCGAGCGATGGATTGCTCTGGTCCATCTGCACCCCGCGGGCGGCCGTGTTTTCGAGTCTCACCACGCTCGAGTTGGCCAGCAGCTTGCCGTAATTGGTCGCGCCCACTTGCAGAAACAGACTCGCCACGGTGGTCACGGCTTTCACATATACATCGCCGGTGACTTGGACATCCCCGGTGACAGCCGCCCGGAACAGGACGTCCAACGCCTGGTTCACCGCCAGCCTGGCCATCCGCACCTCGTCGCTCTCTGCCACCGCATCGGAATGGTCCGCCGCTACCTCGTTCATGGTCCGTGTCAGCCGGAGCAGTAGGTCCGCCAGGCGCGCGCGCGACGTCTCCCACTCACCATTCCGAATGGCTGGGATCTCGGGAGCAAACACGCTCGACATCAGAAGGCCCTCACTCCATCCGGCTTGAGATACAGCCCCAATCGGTTAATCCAAGTGGCTGCATCCAGGGAAAGCGCAGAGAACTCGACTTGGAAGTACTCGCTGCGCAGGTTTAACTGCTTTGTCGTGTCTTTCGCGCTGTCCGTGGTTAACGTGATGGCGCTGAACGTCTTGGCCAGCACCTCATCTGTCCTATAGATTTTGAGGCTGTTTAAGACTTGGGACACGCCGGTCTTGTTGAACGAATGGAAGCAAATAGCTCCACAGATCAGTAAACCATGCTCGCCCGCCAGAATCCCGCTGCGGTAGAGCCAAGGGAAACTGCTCGGCGTGTCGTTGGTCTGGATGTCACTGTATGTGGCATCATCCAATTCAATACTCTTCTGGTGATTGCCCGTGCCCAAAATCACGGTCGTCGTCTCGTCGGTCGCAAGCAGCCCCGTATAGACCACCATCGAGCGCCACATGGACGCGCCGTTGTCGGTCCATTTGGACCATTTGCGCCGCTCCAACCCCTCCTGGAAGTCCATCATGTAGATCGCGTCGTTGAACCCGCTGAAGATGCCAGAGGGAACCAGGCAGTAAACCTCTCCGCGGCTCTGGTTCACCCCTACTTCCGCCAGGTACATATTCGCCCGTTCCAGCGTTTCCCAGGTCGGTTGAATAATATCGGAGAGTTCCGTCGGCGCGCCTCCGCTAAAGGAGTATAGGCCCTTGGTGTCCAGAATCCAGGCGCGCGCTTCGATGCCGCGCTCCGGTTCCGGATCGGATACCACCACCCCTTTTAGACTCGGTGTGCCCACCGATTCGGAGACCTTGTAGATCGTCCAACTGGACGGCTCTCCTCCATTGTCTTCCGTCGCCCACAAGCCGTGCTCCTTGCAAATGTACAATGTGTTGCCGAGAATGAAGGCGTTCGTGATCCGCTGGCCATCGCCGCGATTGACGTCGACAAAGCCGTGGTCGCTGCGGAAAGCTTCCGGCTCGCCCACCTCCGAAATGTACAGTAGGCTCAGATTGGCGGAATTGCCCCACATGCAATGCCGGTTGTGGTAGAAGATGCTCCCGGCCATGCTGGGCAGCGGCGAAGTGTAGAGGAAGTTCTTGTCCACCAGCGTCCCGGCGCCGAGCGACGCATCCGAGAGGCTGATGTCCACCGTTGCCGTCCCCGCGTTGTTGGTCAGGCTCCCGCTGATCGTAGTGATCGCCGAGTCCGGGACAATGTAGTAGCTGTCCAAGCCCGCCAGCGTCATCACCAGCCACCGCCGCGCCACCGTTGGGTCCGTCGAGCTGTGCGCCCCTACCGTCATCCGGATCTTTTGGTTCCCGCTCGTCACCGTTACTTGCACCGGCATGAAGGTCGCGCCGGACCTATTCCCCGGAGCGCTCAGAAATCCGCTAGCCGTCTCAAAGATCACTCCCAGCTTGTGCAGCCCTACCGCGCACGCCCCGCCCGCTTGCAAGGAATCAAAGGCTAGCCCGCTGTAGCCGGCCGGACTCACCGTCATTTGCTCGAACGTCGAGCCGAGGTATCCGGTAGCCAGGTTCGCTAGAATGCGCGGTGTTTCCACGCCCTGCTTCCCGTTGCTCAAGCAGACGTAGCCCTTCGACAGATACTCGGCGACTTTCGCATGGGTGCCGCTCGTGGTTTTAAGCGTCTTGGCGATCGTTCCCGTGTCGTAGATGTGGACCGCGCCGCCCGCCACCCAGAGCAGGTAGCGGAACGGAGTGGCAATCGACTGGAAGACCTGCAGGCAGGTCACCGCCGCCGGGGCCTGCACCGTCGACCCGCCGGATCCCGACTCGTTGATGCCTGTCTGGCTGTAGGTGAAGGTAGTGCTCCCCGTCACCGTGATCGCAAAGTTGCCATTGAATCCGGAGGGTGTCACCCCGGAAATGGTGATGCTTTGCCCGGTCACGTAGAAGTGGGCCTGGATGGTAGTGATGGAGACAACGTTGGCGGTACGGCTGATGCTGGTGATCGGCGTGCCGGTCAGAGCGTAGCGACGCTTGGTGCCAGGTCGCACCCCAAAGCTCCCTGGTAGAAACGCGCAGTTGTCGCAAGCCCGCGCATAGATGGAGGGAAGGTTCCGCTTGTCCACCAGCGTGTTCAACCCGCGGAACTCTTCCACCCCAACGAATTCAAAATCCGCCAGGCTCATTTTCGTCAGCCGTTTTACTGGTTGCCCGCCGGGCCCAGCCCGCTCATGCGCCGCAGTACCACCGTCACCACGGCTCCAAGGAGGTTGGTCATGGTCCCCGCAATGACGAAGTTCAGGCTCTGCCCTCGCGGCAGCCTGGTGTTAGCAAGCGTGGCGTGCAGTGCGCCCGCCGTTTTCGTATTCGCCGTGCCCGACAGCGCCATGGTCGACGCCAGCATGTTCGTCCCCGATCCCGGCGCCGTACCGTCCCCCGTGCGTTCAAGCATCAGCGTCCCAGAAGTAGACGCCACGCGGAAGCGGCGCTCCACCTTCACCAGGACGTAATCCTCATCCGCGATGAACCGCGCCTCGCTCACATCGGCCGCGGCTACAGCAAACGTCAACCTGATTTCCCTGCGCATTTGTTTTTGTCCTTTCTTGGCCTCGCGGCCTTTCTGTTTTTGGACTCTACCCGCTTACTCCCGTCCGGTACGGCTGCGGGCCGCGCCGCACCTTCTGCTGCATGTGCACGTGCTTCGTCAGCGCGTCCGCC